GACAAAATTCCGTTGCCAAATTTTGCACCCGAAGCTGTCAGTTCAGGTGCATTGACCGCACTGGCCAAACAGGCTAAGAGCCTCTTAGCCGGCGGAATATCAGGCGGCGGCGCAATATCATCTGCCCGTAGTATAGTATCATCTGCCCGAAGCGCAGTGTCGACAATATCGTCTTTCTTTGGTTAACTGAGTAAATAGTATTATGACAACATTCAGAGGATTTAACACAATTGGACAGACAAAGAAATTTACATTACTAGATTTTGATTTGGTTAAACGCGATCTGCTGAATGCATTTAACATACAGCAGGGACAGTTAGTTGGCCGCCCTGGATACGGCACACTGTTATGGAACTATGTGTTTGAAAACCAAACACAAGATACAGAACGAGCAATATTGGCTGAAATACAGCGAGTAGCCAGCTTCGATCCTAGAATTTATATTCAATCAGCAGAACTATTTCCGCAAGACAACGGAATCTTGATTCAGCTACAACTAACAATAGTACCGGGACAAACAACTGAATTCCTAAGTTTATATTTTGATCAGCAGACACGATCTGCAACTTACATTTAACATAAACTGGGTGGTTTATTTTCTCCATAAATAATCTACAAGATGGATTATTATGGCAAACACTACTAGACAAACTGCGATATTTGGAGTTGAGGATTGGAAAAGAATCTATCAAACTTATCGCGAAGCTGACTTCCAGAGCTACGATTTTGAGACCCTGCGTAAGAGCTTTGTTGATTATGTACGACTATACTATCCAGAAACATTCAATGACTACATCGAGTCGTCAGAATTTATTGCCATTCTAGATGTAATGGCATTCATGGGCCAGGCATTGGCCTTCCGTACTGATCTCAACACACGCGAAAATTATTTAGACACTGCTGAACGTCGCGACAGCGTAGTCAAGCTTGCAACACTGGTTGGATATACTCCCAAGCGTAACACAGAAGCATCTGGGTACCTTAAAGTGTTTTCAGTGCAGACTACAGAAAATCTAATAGATTATAATGGTATCAATTTAGCAAATCTTACAGTCAACTGGGCTGACCCTACCAACTTCGACTGGCAAGAACAGTTCAACGCGATTGTCAATGCTGCATTGGTAAACACACAAAGAATTGGACGCCCTGGTAACAGAACAACAATCCAGGGAATTCGCACAGACGAATATACAGTTAATTTAGTCCCTGGATTTTTACCAGTTGTACCGTACAGTGCCGTAATCGACGGAATCAATATGCCGTTTGAAGCAGTCAGTGCCACTGCCAGCGGATTACCGGCCGGGGTAGAATATGTATACGAGCCAAGTCCACGGGCAACTGGACAATTTGGCATGTTGTTCCGTAACGATCAATTAGGTTTTGCATCAGCCGACACTGGTTTCTTTTTCTTATTCAAACAAGGAGTGCTGCAAAATCAAGATTTTAACTTGGCAGAACGCATTTCTAATCGATCGGTCAATATCAACATCGAAGGCGTGAACAACACAGATCGTTGGCTGTACCAACTTGACAATGTTGGTAATATTACACGTGAATGGGCATTTGTTGAAAGCGTGTACACCGCCGCAGTTGAGCAACAAACTGCATTGCGCCCCTTGTACTCTGTAACAAGCAGAAGCAATGATCAAATTACAATGAACTTTGGTGACGGCGTATTTTCTGAAATTCCAGTGGGACTGTTCCGCGCATATGTACGAGCATCGAATGGATTGCAATATATTATCAATCCAGAAGAAATGCAAAATGTCGTACTAAGTATCAGCTATGTTAGCCGTGTTGGACAATTAGAGACTATTACTTTTAATTGCGGAATTACCAATCCGGTGAGTAATGCGCTTAATCGCGAAACAATTGACGATATCAAACAGCGAGCTCCTGCTAGGTACTACACGCAAAATCGTATGGTCAACGGCGAAGATTACAATAATTTTCCGTTTACTGCGTATAACTCCATTATTAAATCCAAAGCATTGAACCGAGCATCAATTGGCACAAGTCGTTATCTTGATCTAGTCGACAACACCGGAAAATACAGTTCCACAAACACATTTGGCAGCGACGGCGCCTTGTACAAATCAAACGAATTACCGACATTTCTGTTCAGTTGGTTAACTATCAACGATATTACTGATGTAGTTACGAATCGAGTACAGCCCTTACTGAGCCGTGAAGCTGCGAGTCAATTCTATTATGCAAATTATACGAGACCGTCACTAACACCATTGGCAGTGAGCTGGAATCAAAGTACTACACTGGCCAACGAAACCACTGGATATTTTAAAAATGCAGCAGGTAATCCTGTGCCAATCGGCACATATGCTAGCAACAACATGAAATATGTACAAGTTGGAAGCCTGGTTAAATTTAGATCACCTACCGGCTATTATTTTGATGTCAACAATCGCCTGCAGCTCGGTGTACCGACCAGAGCTGATGAGAAACTAACAATTTGGGCATCAACTACTGCGGTATATCTCGAAGGAACAAATCAGGGGTTGGGCAATTTTAGTAACGGCCTTGGCCCTGTTGTACTGAATAATTATGTTCCCACTGATGCAGTATGTGTTGAAGTTATACCGTTGTTCATCACAGAATTAAGCACTACACTAAGACAAGAAGTTCTTACACAAGTAGAATTATATCGTAATTTTGGACTAGGATATAACAATCTAACTAGTGAGTGGTACTTGATCACTGCCAGCAACATTGATGTTGATGCGCCGTGGAGCCAGCAATATGCTCAGGATACATCCAGCGCCAACTTGGATTCTAGTTGGTTCATACAGTTTGTCACTGACGGAACCTCGTATACTATAACATCACGTGCATTGAATTATTATTTTGGTAGTGTACTCGAAACACGATTCTTCTTCTACGGAAACGAACAAATATATGACAGCCGCACTGGCACTGTTATTCGTGATTTTGTCAGAGTATTAAAAACAAACAGTAGACCAGATTCTAACTTGCCGCTGGACAGTGATATCTCAATGAGAATTATTGATCAACCAGTACAGCCCCACGGGTATGTCGACGACTATCAGGTCCTGGTGTCGTGGCAGGATAGAGACGCCGACGGCATTCCTGATAATCCTGATTTCTTTGATGAAATTGTTGCGCCTGATGTAGCATCGTCGACCAAGTTGGTATTCTTTCGCCAGGAAGTAGATTTTGACAATCTTGAGCGCTATTTGCTAGTCAATACCGGGGTAGTGAATACCCGGTATGCAACACTAGATGATATTACTTTAGAAAAAGCACAGTATCTAGTTGGCCAAGTTTTTTATGCGTATACCGAATCTGTCTTTTATAGATTGATATTAACTACAGCATTGGAAACAGCATTGGAATCGGCACCAGACTATCAGTCACGAATTGGCCGCCAAGACTTGTATTTTCAATATCGCCATAACAGTCCTCTGACAACCCGGATCGACCCAGGCACGTCGAACATCATTGACTTGTATGTGGTCACACAAGATTATTATACCTCATACAGAAACTACATTGTAGATGCAACTGGAACAGTTGCAGAGCCAATACCACCGACGATCAATCAGCTAAGTACTGAGTATGCAGGGTTGCAAGATTATAAAATGGTGTCAGACAACATGATTGTAAATCCTGTACGATTCAAACCGTTGTTTGGTGCAAAAGCAGCCGAACAACTACGAGCAACTATTAAAGTTATTCGTGCAAGTAATTCTACAGCATCTGTCAGTGAAATCAAGAGTTTGGTAGTTGCTAGCATGGACACTTATTTTGCAATTGAAAACTGGGATTTTGGTGATACATTTTACTTCTCAGAATTATCTGCATACTTGCACCAACAGCTCGGTGATATAATCAGTTCTGCTGTGCTAGTTCCGTTAAACTCACAAAAGAGCTTCGGTGACTTGTATGAAATTAGATCAGCACCCAATGAAATTTTTGTTAATGCAGCCACAGTGGTTGACATTCAGGTCATCGAAGCGTTGACAAGTACCAATCTTAGAACTGCCCCTGGCAGCGGAGTAATTTAATGGCAAAAGTTAGAACGGTAGATTTTTTACCTGAAATTTTTCAAACATCCACAAACAAACAGTTTTTAGCAGCCACGTTGGATCAACTGGTACAAGAACCAAAGTTTAAAAAGACTCAGGGTTATGTTGGACGCAAAGCGGGACCAGGCGTCAATGCTTCTGATCGATATGTAGTTGAGCCAACAGAAAGTCGTACTGATTATCAATTAGAGCCCGGCGTTATTTTTAAGAAGCTAGACTCGGACACTGTTGAAGATGCTATCACATATCCTGGAATTAGTGATGCGCTAGCCACACAGGGTGCGTTTACCGACAACAGCGACAGATTATATACCAGCGAATATTATACATGGGATCCTCAAATTGATTTTGATAAATTTGTAAACTTTAATCAATACTATTGGGTGCCAGGAGGCCCTGCGTCTGTTCTTGTTGGGGCAACTGATATTCCGTTGATCAACGACTTCACTGTGACACGACAAAACGGGGTGTACACGGTGTCGGGATACACAGGCAATAATCCTGCAATTACATTGTTACGAGGTGGTAATTATACATTCAATGTTGCTCAGAATGAAAAAGAAACTGCGAACTTCCGTGTCACTTCAACTGGTGTATCTGCCTTTGTAATCAACTACATACCAAATCCCGCATTGACATTGGTGCGTGGCAACACGTATGTATTCAACTTAAATCTGTCAATTGACTCTCCTTTCTGGATCAAGACAGCGCCAACACAGGGCATCGGAGATGCATATAACTCCGGTGTACTTCGCAACGGCTCGCAAATTGGCAATATTACATTTACTGTGCCACAAGACGCGCCAGATACACTGTACTATGCCAGCGAAACACAATTCAATATGCAAGGTCAGTTTGAAATTGTCAACGGTACACCCGGTACAGGTCCTGGCTTTTGGATTCAATCTGAACCCGGTGTTGACGGAGTGTTACCGTGGGCGTCAAATATCAGTAGCAGAGGTGTGCTGGGCGTAAGCAACAATGGCGAAGATCTTGGCATTGTCAACTTTGATGTTCCACTGAGTACTGCACAAGATTTTTATTACACACTTCCAACTATCGGATCAGTTGATTTAATAACTGACTTGAAGTTTGAGCAACTCAATAATATTTTTGTATCTGAATTTTTAATACAACATCCCACTGGCATCGACGACATTACCAATCTAAATGGCCGCACGGTTGTTTTTATTAACAATATTGATGCAGATCAAGGCGGGTGGGATATTGCTACTCAGTTTGATCCGTTGTTGAACATTGGTAATGCAATCAGCGGAACTGGCTCGTTTGACAGTACAGCATTTGCGCAAGCCGCACCATTATCGCAAGCATTGCGATACAGCGTTTGGCAGATCGAATATGTGACCACAGCAGGTGGCCAACAATACATCAAACTAAACAGTGTGTTGTCTGTTGCAAATTTAGAAAAATTCAACATATTATTCGGTACGGAATATTCCAGTACAGAATGGTATAAAAATGCCAATGGTATCTTTGAACAAATACCGCTGTTGACAGCTGTCAAGGATACATTGTACTATCAAGACGGCGAAGATGCAAACATCTTTGGACAAATTCGTGTAATTGATCAATCTCAATCCAGTACGATTTTAATTACTGACATCATCGGCCGGGCAAATTACACCAGCCCGAATGGGATTGTATTTTCCAATGGACTCAAGGTACAGTTTAGCGGAACAACTGTTCCTGCCGAATACGAAAATCAAGAATATTATGTCGAAGGTGTCGGCACAGCAATTAACTTACTACCAGTTATTAATTTTGTTACCCCCGAAACATATACACAAAGCGCAACAGTGCCGTATGATAGCCAGGGCTACGACATTGGCAACTATGATGCCAGTTTAAATGAACCATTGGTTCCGGACTATCTCACAATTAACCGTGCGAGCTCAGATCGAAATGCATGGTCGCGATCTAACCGTTGGTTTCACATTGACGTTATCAATGCCAGCAACATTTACAACAATGTCACACCTGTGCTGGACAATAACTTCCGCGCCAAGAGACCTATTTTAGAATTTTATGCCGGCACCAAATTATTCAACTACGGTACCGAAGGATCTACTCCGATTGACGTAATTGATTTTGCCACTACTGACGCATTGAGTACTATCAACGGATCAACTGGGTACGGAACAGATGGCTACACATTGATCAACGGTTCGAGAATTATATTTGCTGCAGATACTGATCCGCAAGTTAGAAATAAAATTTACGAAGTAGAATTTATTCTACCTGACACAGTGAATCCTTTGATCACACAGCCAATAATCAATTTGGTGCCGGCAGCGGATGCAACTGCTCTGGTAAATCAATCGGTTGTGTGCATGACCGGTGTTACCTTGCAAGGTCTAAGTTTTTACTTTGACGGGGTCGAATGGACGCCATCACAAGTAAAAACAAAAACAAATCAAGCACCGTTATTTGATGTATTTGATTCTGCTGGAATTAGTTTTGGTGATACCACACTATACCCAAGTACAACATTTGGTGGTAGCAAACTATTCAGTTATGCAGTTGGCACTGGCGCGGCTGATGCTGTTCTTGGACTCCCGTTGCGATATCTGAGTCTTGCCAACATCGGTGATATCGTGTTTGACAACAATTTATATACTGACACTTTTGTATATGTTGTAGATCGTTCTGGAATTACTGCCAGCGTCAGTAATGGGTTTGTATATCAATATGCTGACCGTACTGAGTTCTCGAGAAAAATTGGATGGCAAACAGCAGCGACCCCGAGTCGCATTCGTCAACAATTTCAGTTCATATACAATGGAGCACCACTGATTTTAGATGTCAATGTGCCTAACAACAGCACAGTACCTGCTATACAGCTTTATATAGGCAATAAGTTTGTGCTGCCGGCTGACTTTACAGTGACGACAAAAGAATTCACAACAACTATTGTGCTGAGTAAAATTTATACTCCTGGCGCAACTGTTGAAGTACGGGTACTAAGCGATCAAGTCAGTGCCACTGGTTTTTATCAGGTACCCGTTAATTTAGAGAACAATCCTTTTAACATTGATAGTCCTAGCTTTACACTGGGAACTGTTCGAACTCATTATGAAAGCATTGCAGAAAATCTAGTAGGATTTTCTGGAACAATCAACGGCGCCAATAATACCCGAGATCTGGGAAATATTGGCCGTTATGGTACTGCAATACTGCAACAAAGTTCCCCACTGACACTGTCTGGCTTCTTTATGAGAAGCCGTGAATACAATATTTTTCAGTCATTAGAATTCAATGATAGAGAATACAGCAAATTCAAGAATAGAATGTTGGAAAATGTTATTCGTAACGAATGGGATAATTTTACCACAGCACAAATACTTGACTCGGTGATTACAGACATGTCGCTGGGAAAAAGCGAAATCAATAGTTTCTTTTGGAGCGACATGCTGCCAACTGGCAATGTGTACACCGAAGTAATACACACAGTGACACCCATTACCACTGGTACTTTTGACACTGTTCAGACCTACACATTTACTTCGTCTAACTACCTCGGGTTGTTGGTTTATCTAAACAACAATTTGTTAATGTTGAACTACGATTATACAGTAGCAACAGACGGTCCACGTATCACTGTCACAGCAGATCTAGCAGTGGGAGACAAGGTAACAATTCGTGAATACACAACTACTACAGGTAATTTTGTCCCCAACACTCCAACCAAGCTAGGATTATACACAGCCTATGCCCCGGAAATGTTTTTAGATACAAATTATGTTCAACCCACTATGGTCATTCGAGGCCACGACGGCAGCATCACCACTGCGTTCAACGACATGCGTGACGATGTACTGTTGGAGTTTGAACGCAGAGTATTCAACAACTTAAAAACTGAAAACAATCCAATTCCTCTGAGTGCCAGTGATGTAATTCCAGGATATTTCAGAACAACAGATTACACTGCCACTGAAATCACAACAATACTTGGCGAAAGTTTACTAATGTGGGTCGGGCAGAACAAGCTGGACTATAAAACACAACAGTACATTTCCAGCAATGAATTTACCTACAATTACAGTCAAGCCGGAGACAAACAAAAAAATCAGCCACTGTTGGGCGCCTGGCGTGGTATCAGTAGAAATTTCTACGATACACTGAGCCCAAACACAACACCTTGGGAAATGCTTGGATTTGGACAGAAACCCACATGGTGGGAAACTCGTTACGGTCCAGCACCTTATACACAAGATAACTTGGTGCTGTGGGATGACATA